CAATATTCTTGTGGTTTTTCTTTATAATTTACTGGCGTATGAATCCCTGCATCCTTAGCGCATTCTAGTAAAAATTTAAAATTGCTCCAGAATTCACTTTTATGTCCTATGGATTTTGTCATAACATGCGACAATTCGTGAATCGCTACAAATGTTAATGTGTCTTCATCAATCAGATTATCATTGTCTTGTTTTTGTTTATTTAAACAAAACGCCACTTTTTCTCCTTTATTTTCACTGTACGCAGTATAACTACTTGTAGGTAATGTTTCCATAATTTTTTGCGGATTAAAATTCTCCTTCAGTCGTTGTACGCTTTCATTATCAGGATACTTATTGCTTGTATATACAACTAACTCTTTGCATTTTTTTGTAATTGATGCTAATAAATCGGCGGCCTTTTCAATGTTTTTTCTTTCTCGTACACAATATTTGTTACCATCAATCGACGAAACAATACATTTTAATTGAAACCCTTCGTAATTATCACGATATACGTAGAAACTGATGCTTACAATAAATCCGATAATAAAATATCCTAAAATGTCTTCACCTCTCATTATATATTGTGTGGATATATATGTTTTTACATTGAAAAATATATTATATTACAACATAGTAATATAATATTAGACGTATAGTTTATCTACCACCGATTTCAAGGGGCTGACGAACGGTATCAGCTTCGATGGTGCTTTGGTTCCATGGACCAACATTGGACTTAGGAATAGCAGGGTCAGAACGAAGTTGAAGATTAGCGTTTCTCATGGATTGACCGATAGTATCAAGTCCAATGTGATAACCAGCCTCAAGAAGGTCGGGCATCTTAACACCGGCGTCGTCGATGCTAGTGGGGTTTAATGCGCTCCACTCACTGTTCTTATCCTTAGGCAATAAGTCAGTAGGGTTAGCAACCGGCTGAAGAGCATATCCAGGCTCAGCCTTACCGGTAGAAGGTGCGGGCTCGCTAGCTGAAACCTTCTCAGTTTCCTTGACTTCCTTAGCATCATAACCATCTTCCATTGTATCACGAACCATTTTCATTTGTCCGTTATACGACAGTACTCCCCAGATAGCAATTATAGAAATAATCAATACTAACAACATCTTTGGTGAAAACAACTTAGCAAGTCCATTCTGAATATCCTTAAACATTTTCGTTTATATAAACGCCTGATAAAAAATATTGGGGTTATAATATAAATTTTCGCTAAAATATAAGTTATCAAATACTTTCACTATCACTCTTTATACTATCTGTTTCATTATCTAAATCACTTGTATCACTATCGTAAATATTATTCAGCATGTATGTGTTTTTTATGTTTTTTGCCTCTAAATAAGAAGATAGTGCTAGTTCGCGAGCCATTTTTGCTTTTTGTCGGGCATCTCTATACATTTTATAATAAACTTCGTTAGGTTCTTTTAAAACAACCTTGTCATCTGTAGATAACTCTTCTAAAGTAAGCTCAAATTCTTCCATATTCGTTTTATTTTCAGGAACGGGTGTGTTTATTTTGATTTTATTATCGTTTTCATGAATGTCTATATTTCGAATAATCTCATTATTTACAGTTTGAATCATGGGTTGACTATTTTCATAATCTGTATTAGTTTTTGTAAAATGTCCTAAATTATTTGATGCGTGGTTGTTCTCTGGTAGTGTATTATCCGTTTCTGTAATATTCATTACATCTTCACTATTATCAGGTTGTAATGTATCGTGTATATTTGAATCCATACTATATATGGTGTCTGTTTCTGGTTTTGGTTCTGTTTCTGGTTCTGTTTCTGGTTTTGGTTCTGAAATTGATACTTGTGAGGGGGAGTGGGTAGACTGTAATTGGCGATGTGACTGTATAACACATTTATCAAATAGGGGTAACTCTTGTGGTGTAATAACTAGGGCTTGTTTCATTTCAATCTCAATTTGATAAATGTGTTATACAGTCACATCGCAAAT